CTATATCAAATGCAACTGTAACTGTTATTATTGACAAGTAGGAGGCTAGATGGCTAACACAACCTCTGGAACATATGAGTTTGAGAAAAACTTTTCTATTGATGAGATAATAGAAGAGGCATTTCAAAGAATGGGTATTCAAAACGTAACTGGATACCAATTAAAAACATCTAGAAGAACATTAGATATAATGTTTCAAGAGTGGGCTAATCGTGGTCTTCACTATTGGGAGATACAAAATAATAATATTACATTGGTAAACGGACAATCTGTTTATACTATGTTTAGATCTGCAGCAGATGGTGCATCTGATGCTACGGCAGTATTTGGTGTCGATGATGTATTAGAAGCAAGTTATAGAGATGCAAATAATGTTGACGTTCCCTTAACAAAAATATCAAGATCACAATATCAAGCTCTATCTAATAAAAGTTCTACAGGTCAACCATCACAATATTTTGTACAAAGATTTATAGATAAAGTTACAATAACTTTATATCTAACTCCTGGTTCAAACGAAGCAGGAAATAAAATTAATTATTACTACGTAAGAAGAATACAGGATGCAGGTGCTTACACTAATGCAACTGATGTGCCTTATAGATTTGTTCCTTGCATGGTATCAGGTCTATCTTTTTATCTATCACAAAAGTATGCACCACAAAGATCACAAGAATTTAAATTATATTATGAGGATGAATTAAATAGAGCATTACAAGAAGATGGTTCTTCTTCTAGTTCTTTCATTACTCCTAAATCTTACTTCTCGGAGATTAACTAATGGCTGTTGGTAAACATGCAAAATTTATTTCTGATAGATCTGGATTAGAGTTTCCTTATAGCGAAATGGTAATAGAATGGAACGGATCAAGAGTACATGTATCAGAGTTTGAACAGAAACATCCGCAGCTAGAACCAAAAAGATTTATGGCTGAACCACAGGGTTTACGTAATGCTGCTCCTGCTAGAATAGAGCCTGCAGTTGCAAGATTACTTGGCCCTAATCCATTTTCAATAACTAGTGGATCTACAACAGTAACTGTTACAGATACAAATCATGGAAGATCTACAAACGATACAGTAAGATTTAGAAATGTAGAGGGTTCTCCAGGAGGATTACCATCTACTGCGTATACTGCTGGATCTGGTTTTTCAATAACAGTTACAACCACAGACAAGTATACATTTACATTAGGGTCTAGCCCTACTATAACAGAAGAAGCAGGAGGAATGACAGTTACAGCAGGACCAGTAACTCTAGACGCATAATGGCATACACTTTAACAAACATAACGGATGATATTAGAAACTACACTGAAGTTGATAGCGGTGTTTTAACAACTGCAGTTGTCAATAGATTTGTACAAAACGCGGAGAATAGAATCTATAGAGAGGTAGATTCAGACGACAATAGACACTACGCTACATCTAATCTTGCAGTTGGAAATAGGTTTGTAACAATACCGTCAGATCTTAGAAATATAAGATATGTTCAATTAAAAGATACAAACGTTAGTCCAAACACACAAACATTTTTAGAAAAAAAAGATACCAGTTACATGGCGGCTTTCTACGACAGACCAGGAACTGCTTCTGGTATCCCTAAATATTATGCCAACTGGGATGCTAATTTTTGGGTAGTAGCACCAACACCAAATGCTACATATGAAATTACCATGGCCTACATGAAACAACCTGTAAGCCTTACAGATACTACCAAAAGCGGTAGCGGAACTTATTTATCAAATAAATACCAAGATCTACTTTTATACGGAGCACTCGTAGAAGCATATGGATACTTGAAAGGTCCAATAGATATGTTACAATACTACGAAGCGTCTTATAAGAGAGCTCTTGCATCGTACTCTATTGAACAAGAGGGTAGAAGACGCCGAGACGAATATCAAGATGGTGTTATTCGTAACGTTATTAAATCACCATCACCATAATAAGGAGATATAAAGTATGGCAAACATAGTACCTAATTCTTTCAAATCTGGATTGTTAAAAGGAACATTTAATTTTGACACTTCTGGAAATGGAGGAAACACTTTCAAGTGTGCTTTGTATACTAGCATAAGTAACTACAGCATAACCTCGACTGTATTCCTATCAGGAACAGGACAAGGTGACGTCAATCCAAGTGGAACAGCTTATCCAGCTGGAGGTAAAGATCTAACAAACGCAGGTATTGCAGGAACAACAACTGCATTCATTGATTTTGATGATTTAACTTTTCCATCTGTTACATTGACTGCTGCAGGAGCTGCGATATACAAATCAACTGGAGGCGGAAACGAGCTTGTACTAGTTCTAGATTTTGGTGGCAATAAAACAGCAACTAACGGAGACTTTGTTATTCAGTTTCCTACTGCTGATGCTTCAAATGCTATTATTAGATTAGGCGACGCGTAATATTAAGGATTTAAATAAATGGCTTTTGTATTAAATGACAGAGTAAAGCAGACTAGTACTACTACTGGAACTGGAACATTTGATTTGACAGGAACCGAAGTGGGT